TCGGGGAACCACGACCCGAACAAACTGTTGTAGAGCCCAGGCGCCCAAGCGCTTCACAGCCTCTTCAAGCGCGGGAGCGATGAAGACGGCGTTGGCGGCGTGGGCGACGTCCACTTCGTCGGCGCCCGGAGGGGTGTCGGCGTAGTGGAGACGAAAGGCTTTGAGCGAGAGATAGGTCAGGAGGGGGTGTGCGGCTACGGGTGGTTTGTCCACGAGAACTACGACAGGTTTGGGACGTTGCTGGGGCAAGGAGGAAGCAGCTTTGGCATAAGCGCGTGCTCGGCCCATTCTGGCAGTCGTCGCTGTAGCCAGGTGGGGGTTGTCCTTTCGGATACGCTGCACGCGCTTGTTGTGCTCCTCGATCTTGTGTTGGGTCGTCTCACGGTCGAAAGACGGCGTCGGTGCGTCTACGACCTCATCGGCCACCACCACGCGAACGCCGTTGTTCGTGGGCGTCTCGGGGTGGAAGGCTGGCATGTCTAGCATCTCGGCTAGACTCGGTCCGCGCTGGAACCACTCGTTGTAGGATATGTAGTCGAACTGCGGCAGGCGCAGAACGACTTCGTCGTACATCCAGGAGGGCGTCGCGTCTTCGTTGGGGTACTGCTCCGACGGGGCGAGGTCGGCGAAGTAACTTGCAATCTCATGTTTTCTCATGGCGGGATCTGGCGCGGCAAGGTTGAGGACCCTGCGGCAGAAAGGCCCTATGATGGGTGTGTTCCCATCACTGAGGGCATACCCGCGTGCTTTCTCGACCAGTTTCTGCGTGGGTGTGACGTTAGGGGGCAGCACTGTAGTGGTGTGGAACTTACAGAGCTGGCGTTTGATGTCACACATGCTGTTGGGGTCGCCGTACCATACACCTGGTCCGTAAACCCGAGCCAAGAACTCGACACCCCGATGTCCAAAGGGGGTGTGCTCGGCTTTCAACGTTAAGCGCACGAGGCGTGCTGCGCGCTCATAGTTGCGGGCGGAAAGGCGGCCAGCAAGGCTGTCGTCGCCGTAGGCGAAGACCCAACGCAGAAGAGCTACCCAGGCTTGGCGGTGGTCCATACCGCTGAGGCGGAAGCCAAGGTAGATCGTGAAGGCTGTCGTGATGGTGTTGTTGGTGGTTGTGTCGGATGCGCCTGAAGACTGGGCGAACAAGTTCTGCACAAAGGTCCCAAAGGTTCCAACGGCAGGAGAGTTGTAGGTAGCTTCTTGCAGCTCGACGATCTCGGCGTGGTAGGCGGGGGCGAACCCACGCAAAACCATAGCTCGGTCGAGCAAGCGTGCAATGTAGGCAATCGTGCCGTCCATAGTGGTGCAGTCTCCGGACAGGATACCTTCGACACTATCGGCACAAATCTCAACGACACGGGCGGCGATCTCTCGGGGAGTCTTGCCGGGCCCATACCACGCAAACTGTTTGAGGTGCGCAGCAAGAGAGTAGATGTAGGTAGAGTAGTCTCTCTTGACGCGGGGCTCCATCGTGGTGATCACACGTGGGTTGCCCGCCTTGGCGTACGTCTCAGCTTTCATGAAGGTGGAGAAAGGTTTGTTGAATATGCGTGACCAGCCCGCTTGTTCAAGGATGTTCGTTTGTGTGGGCGAGTTTTGTTTCTCACGCACCTCATCCTCCGACACGGGGTGGAGGACATGGGGCGTGGGGAAAACAGCGCCAACGAAGTCACCTATGCAGCGGGTCAGAAACTCGCTGGGGGGGGCCACGTCCAGGCTGGCAGGTTTGACAACGCGACCCAATACGGCTTGTCTTTCGTTCCCGGCCGTCTTGGCAAAGACGAAGGCTCCGGGCACGAAAGCTCGCATGAACGCCACCATGTTGGGTTGGGCGTCCGGCTCGTAAGGTCCATGCTGCACGACGCGTATGTCACGCTCAACGGGATTCGTCATCGGGCGTGTGCTGGCGAACTGAGGCTGGCTGTAGTACTCGAAGAGTATAGCAGAAGCAGCCTTGTCGCGGGCGTTTTCCTCGGC